CCAAACATCGGCATACACAATGATAGTGGTGTGCGGGTATCGGAAAAGTCAGCGCTTACACACATGGCTTTCCATCGAGGGGTCACGCTGTTAGCAAGCGCAATAGCTACACAGCCAAAACACCTATTCTACCGGGGCGCTAACGGGAAAGAAGTAGCGAGATTACATAAAGGGTATCGCCTTATATCCAAATCTCCAAACCAATATCAGAACAGCTTTCAGTTCCATTTTTTCATGGTAACGATGTTGCTTCTGCACGGGAACTTCTACGGCCTTATAACTCGGAATGCTTTTTATGAGCCGGTGAGCATCCGACCGATATTTCCCAACATGGTAACACCGAAGGTACGCAAAGATGGGGTTAAAGAATTTCATGTACATGGTAAGGACTTCAACAAGGTTTTTTCAAACAATGATATCTTTCATGTGCATGGGTTAAGTCTTGACGGAGTCAAGGGCATAAATCCAATTAAATACGCATCTCAGACGATTGGCCTTGGGCTATCTGCCGAGAAAATGCAGAGTTCAGCCTTTGGCAAGGGGTTACACGCTGGCGGGGTGATTGAGATGCCAGAAGAGTATAAAGGCATGTTAGGTTCTACTGACGAGGAGTCAACGGAATTTATGGGTGCTGTTAGGGAATCATTCCGCAAGCTCTACCAAAACGGCCCTGACAGCTGGCATGAAATGATGTTCTTAGAGCCTGGTTGGAAGTTTGACCAGTTCAAGCTCAATCTTGAGACCGCTCAGATTATAGAAACGCGTAAAATGGGCGTAGCTGATATAGCCCGATTATTAGGGGTGCCGCTTCATAAGCTGATGCAACTTGACAAGGCTACTAACAACAATATTGAGCAACAGGGCATTGAGTACGTACAGGATGGGGTGCTACCGATAACGCTTAACATTGAGGCGGAGGCAGATGCCAAGCTACTCAAATCAACTGAGCAGAACGATTACTTTTACAAATATAACCTTGACGGCTTAATGCGCGGTACGCTCAAAGATCGCTTTGAAGCGTATAGCACCGCGCTTGGTAAGAATGCACCTGGTTTCATGAGCCCGTCAGAAATCAGAGACCTTGAAGATCTTGGTCCTGCTGATGAAGATGAATTATTCAAGCCAGATAACATGAACAAACAAAGTTTTCAAGAAAATGGATAATAAAGCATACAGACCACTCAATTTCAAGATTAACAACGCCAGTGATGTAGCTGTAATAGATATTGATGGCTTTATAGGTCAGGACATGTTGGAAATGCATATAACAGGGGAGGCGTCACAAAATACGGTTGAGGCCTTGAAAGGAAAGCTCCGAGAGGTAAGAGCGTCTAAGATTATTGTTAATATTAACTCATCAGGGGGCGATCTCAATGACGGCTTAGTCATCAAGGACTTGCTTCAGCAGAAGGGCGCCGAAATAGTAACAAATATACAAGGATTCAGTGCCAGCGCCGCAACAGTTATAGGGCAGGCAGGAACAAAAAGGCGGATGAGTGAAAATGCTTTCATGCTCATTCACCGGGTCATGTTTGGGCTTGTCGGGTATTTCAATCAAAACACATTCAGGGTCATGACTAAGGATGCTGAGGTTATTGATAGTCAGCTTGTACAGATGTACGGGAAAAGCTCAAATAAAAGCGGTGATGAAATCGAGGCTCTTATGGATGAGGGGGAAGGATATGGGCGCTGGATTAACGCTAAAGAAGCCCTTGAATATGGATTTATTGACGAGATATATGATCCATCCGATGAGACGGATGAGAACATAGACAAGCTAAAAGCTGACGAGGTATCCAAGATGAAGCGCAATGTACAAGAGCTTGCTATACAGGGACACAAAGGTAGTGAAGATTTTATGAACAGACTATTTAAGAAAGAAGAACTTCAAAGCGAAGCGGATTCCGCTAAAGAGGCGCGAACCCGAAATTTAATTAATAAACTAAAATTAGAGGTATAAACTTATGTTTACACTGAAGCAATTAAACGAGAAACTGGGAGACGCAAGAAAGCGAAAATCCACGCTCGTTAACGATCGCGCCTCCAAGATCAACGAACTGGAGATGCTTATGGACAAAGATAGCCCAGATCAGGAGTCTATCGAAGGCAAACAGAACGAGATTAAGAATATGAAGGCTAAAATAGAGCAGTCAGAGAACTTAATCATTAACTACACAGATCAGATTCAAGATCTGAATGATGTCAATAACTACGAGGCACCTAACGCAGGATTTGCTTTTGAGAGCAATGGAGAATCAAGTGAAGGGAAAGAGCTTCAAAGTTATTCCATGATCGACGCTATCCGACAGGGTATGGGTCGTGGTAACTTCACAGGCCTTGTTGCAGAGATGCACCAAGAAGGGCAAAGAGAAGCGAAAGAATCAGGAATCAGCCTAAGCGGAAATGGCTTAGTAATTCCTCAGAAAGTACTTGCTAACAAAAAGTTTGACATGCGTAATGATGTCACAGCGGGCACGGCTGGGGCCAAAACGATTCAAACAGAGGGCATCGACTTTGTAAGCCTGCTTCGTTCACGTTTGGTACTATCACAGCTTGGCGCTCGTTTTGTGACGGGTCTAAGCGGTAACATCCCGCTGACTAATCAAGCAGGTGGGTTCACCTTCGGCTGGGCAGCTACGGAAAATGCAACAGCAAGCGAGTCAACGGCTACATATAGCCAGCAGACCCTATCCCCGAAACGCGGAACTGGGTTTATGGACGTATCTAATCAATGGTTAATACAGACATCACCTGAGATTGAGCAAGAGCTTGTCAATGATATCCTTTCCGGCACAGCCGTAGGGATTCAGACGGCCGCAATAAATGGCGCTGGCTCAAACGGAGAGCCAGAGGGTATCTTACAGAAGTCAGGCATTGGTATAGCGTATGCCGGTGGCGCCGCTGCAACAGGCACGAATGCAAACGGAGCTGCACAAGCTTATGACGACTGGGTTAACGTGGCTAAGGAAGTGGCAGTGGATAACGCCGACATGGGTTCTCTGGCCTATTTAACAAACCCGAAAGTTAAAGCTCAGGCTATGTTAACTAAGATTGACGCTGGGAGCGGAAACTTCATTTGGGATAAGATGAAAGCAATGGATTCAAACATAGGAATTAGTAACATCGTTCCTTCTGACCTCAGCAAAGGTACTTCAGATGATCTCTCCCCGCTTATTTACGGGAACTTCAGAGATCTATGGATTGGCCAATGGGGCGGACTCGAACTGATGCCTAACCCATACACCAAGGCCAAAGATGCGATCACTGAAATGATCCTGCATGTGTATGTAGATGTTGCCACTCGCCGTGAAGAAAGCTTCGCAGCAGTGAAAGACATAGATGCACAGTAAACCAATTAATGGCAGGGGCTTAGGCCTCTGCTATTTTTTAAAATTAAAAGGAGATTACAATGGCTAAGAAGTCAAGCAACACTAAAAAAATATATATGATACGACCCGTTAAAGGCTATGCCTATGGAGCGGGCTTGGTACATGAAGTACCTACTAAGCTGGCTGATGAATTGCTGGACACAGGGCAGGCGAGACTTCCCAAAAAGACACTACCTGAGAAGCTACCACATCGGGATGAGTTTATCTCGGCAGGGCATGAAACATTAGCCCAAATAAAATCTATTAAAGACCTACAGCAGGTCCCTGGAATAGGGCCAGCCGGATCAAAAGAAGTACGCGAATACTTAAAAGGATAACCCATGCCGTTGACCTATGAAACAGAGCCACTTACAACGCCGATTGATTTAGATGAACTTAAAACACATCTACGCATTGGCAATAGTACGACCTATGATTCGTATCTAACCTTGTGCATCAAAGCATTAGCGGAGGAATCCGGGGTTAATAATATTTTGCAGTGGGCGTTCAAGCGTCAGTTAATTGAGGCCACTCTGGTATTCACACTAAAGGATTTTCATAGAAAGCTTGAGTTACCACGGCCCCCCCTTCAATCGGTTACATCCGTAGAATATAGGGATACAGACGGGGTGTGGACATCTGTAGATGCACAAAACTATGAAGTTAACATAGATGCTGAGCCGGGCTTTGTGCGATTCAGCGATGATTTTGCGTTCCCAAGCCTGTTCAGTGATGAGGAGTACCCTGTTCGGGTTACTTATGTAGCGGGTTATGCTACGTCCAATGACGTTCCGGCTAATATAAGGCTCTGGGCTTATAATGTAATAGGCGACATCTGGCAAAACCGAAGCAGTCATATAATGGCGCGAAGCTCGGCGGAAGTCATTGAGCTAGTGCAACAGATGGGTCGGCTATCGGCACCGCATCAAGCGGGAAGGAGGTTTGGATGAGCTATTTCATGGACCCTGGGGAGATGAACAGGGAAATATCACTTTTAAGACGGACAACCACAACTAATAGCTATAATGAGTCTATCGAGAGTTGGAGTGTAGAGGCCACGCTATTTGCGCGAAGGCGCGACATGAGCGGGAGCGAAGGATTGGAAGCGGGCCAGATAGTCGCAACCACTAAAGTAGAATGGACTATCTACTATTATGAAGGTTTGAATGCTAAGGACTACAGTATTAGGGATGAGCAGGGCAATACCTACGACATAACATCAAGGCCCCGCGAGAAAGGTTTCCGGAAATATATGGAAATAGACACTAATGTAAGAGATAACAATGAATAAGAAAGTAGTGTATCAGTTTTTCAGTCAAGTAGATTTTGATCGGTGTAACCCCGCATGCGATATCTCGGACATGGATGTAGATTTCATGAAGAAGCTTGATATAGCCCGCAGGGCTTCAAACCTGCCGTATATGCCGACCTCAGCATATCGCTCGAAAGAACATGAGCTTGAAATGGGTCGCAATGGAAGCAGCTCACATACTAAGGGGCTTGCTGTTGACTTGATGGCCGTTAGCAGTCGCCAGCGGTTCCTTGTCCTCAAGGGATTAATTGAGGCGGGATTCACGCGAATAGGGTTAGGTGAGAATTTTTTACACGTTGACATGGATAGCGAGAAA